ATGAATATGTTTAATCTACTCGATATGTCAAAAGTACCATTGCCTGATAGCATCACGGTGTTGGACTATGAACAAAAGCTTAAAGCGCTAAAAGAAAAGCTATTAGCAAAACACCCTGAATTTTCTGATGCGCTAACTTTAGAATCAGAGCCATTGGCCATCATGCTAGAAATGATGGCGTATCAAGCTTTGTTATTTGACGGCAAAGTGAATGATGCCATAAAAGGTAATATGTTGGCGTCGGCGACAGGTAATGATTTAGACGCTATTGCGGCGCGATATAATTTATCTCGCCAAGCGGCGAGCTCAAATATTCATGAAAAAGAAAGCGATACGCGTTTTAGGCGTCGTATTCAAATGGTATTTGAAGGATTAAACACCGCAGGAAGTAAGCAAGCATATCAGTTTCATGCATTATCGGCAGACCCGCGGGTAAAAGATGTGTATGTACATAGTCCGCAACCTTGCGTTGTGGAGCTCACCGTATTGAGCCATGAAGGGCACGGCTTACCCTCTACAGAATTAGTTGAAAAGTTACGCAATCATTTTGGTTTATTGCCCGATGGCAGTGGGCCAAGTGAAGAGGCGTCAAAAGTGAGGCCATTGGGCGATAAAGTGTCGATTTTTACCCCAAATGTTGTGCCGTATCATATTGAGGTTAACTTGGTAATTGCACCCGGGCCTTCGGCATCAAGTGTTGAAGCGACGGTTAAAGCCGCGCTTGACGAATATAGTGCACAGCAAACATTACTAGGGCGAGACATTAGCCAAATGGGGCTATTTAGTGCCATTAATCAACCGGGTGTTGAAAAAGGCCAAGTAGTAAGCCCAAGTAACGACATACAGGTATCTGCTGATTCAGTCGCACATTGCACAGGTATGGTGATTAATGCATCGGTGCGCCGAGGTGATGAATGAGTGACTTGAAAGCGTTACCCGACTTGCTGCCACACAATGCGTCACTGTTGATGCGCTCACTTGCTGAGTTATTAACATACCCTGATAAATCACAGTTATTAAAACACATTTGGCATCCACAGGACTGCCCCGCAGAGCTATTACCTTGGCTTGCTTGGGCGTTGTCGGTAGATGATTGGAATGATGCGTGGTCTGAACACACCAAACGGCAAATGATTGATGATGCGTTCGTCGTCCATCAGTTTAAAGCCACACCGTTTGCCTTAAAAAAAGCGTTAGACAGCTTAAATATTGAAACCGACATTCATGAATGGTGGCATCAAATCGATGCGCAGCCCGGCACCATCGTGGTAAACGCGATGGTGAACGAAAACCTCGATAGTAACGAGGAAGGGCTCCTGACCAAAGCGATGCTTGCGCAAGTAAAACGCATTATTGATACCGTTAAACGCGCTTCTATTCATGTTGAAGTGCAGTTGGGTATTTCGTTAAAAGAACAATTTGGTATGGGAATACATGCCAGCGCAGGGACGGGATTACTCTCCAAGGAAGGCGTCTTCAACGGAGTAAGGCCAGATGCAGGGTATATTGATTTAGCCGCGTCGCTTAATGCTCAACCTGGTATTGGGGCTTTGCAACAACAAGGCGACTTTAACGGTGTGACACCGGATGACACTGAGGCAACGCTTGGCGCTGTACTAGCAGGTCAAAAAGGGATTGGCGCGTTAGAACATAGCCTTGATATGACGGGGGTAGTGCCAAATGCAATGGCCGCAGGTTTAAACTTATATGGTTATGGCCAAGTGAATATTGCAGCAATGGAGGCGCAAGCGAGCTGGAAAGGTGTATGGCCTGAGTCAGGTACTGCTACTACTGTGGTGTCAGCTGCATTATCTCAACTTCAACTTACTTATTTTACTCTACAAGGAGCGACGTAAATGTCTGCATTAACCTTGCAATTTACTCAAGCTGGTTTAGACGCGTTAATGACCGCCACACAGCGCGGCTTTAAAGGCAAAATCAGCCATATGGCATTTGGTGACAGTGACTACACACCAGATAAAACTCAAACAGCGCTTAAAGGCGAAAAAGAACGGGTCGCCATTGCCGACACTGATTATTCTGATGGCGAAGGCAGCAGCTTAAAAATAGCAGGTAAGTTTGATGCGCCGATTGAATATGCGATTCGCGAGATTGGAGTATTCATTGAATCACCAAACTATAGCGGTGAAGGTGAGCCTGAGCTGATTTTATTGGGAGTGTACTCAAAACCAAACACCACGTTAGGGTACCGTACACCCGATGTAAAAGTACTCCAGTGGCTAACCTTATCGTTGGCGCAGCTACCATCAGAGAGTGTTGAGGTAAAAGTCGGCGTTGATAATCTGAACCTGATTGTAGATAGAGAATTGGCCGATATGACCTTGGTTCAACTCAACACCATGCAACGGCAAATTGAACAAGAGCTGCGTTTAGTCGCACTTGAACAAGCTTAGTCTTTAAAGTTAAGGAAATACTATGTCAAATCAAGAAAAACCGATGAGCCAAAGGCTCACGGACGTGGTGGTCGCCGCCGACAACCTAACGCAAACCGTACAAGATAAAATTGGCAATATTGATGCTACTGTTGCTGCAAAATCAGCAGAGGTTGATCAAAAAATCGCAAGTGCAGAAACAGAGTTTAATAATTGGAAAAATTCAATTGTAGAAACAATTAATGGCCTTAATGTAACGAAAGTAGGTAATGAAAAACACTTTTCATTTGAGCGAATACTTAGTGCAGGAGGGTACACTCGCGAAGCTGATGGTTCTGACGCAGATTACCCATATTGTGCAAACCCTCAACCTCCATATTACATTAACATGTTGGAGTTTAAGTCAGGAACGAACCACCTTACATATGGTGATTATGGAGACTACTTCAAAATTGAATTTATGATGTGTCACCGAGGTATGTTTGCAACAGAGGGATATACAGATCACTTAATATTTACAGGGACTTCTTACCAAGACTCCGTTGCCTGTCAGCTAGAAGTTAAGAAAATAGCGAATGACAGCAGCTTAAGCGTATTTATTTCAGAGCCAAATAATCTAGAAAAAGAAATACCGCTAACGAATGCTATGGAAGGGACGATTTTACCTGTTTCATATCGCTCGATTGGACAAGGATACAACCAAGGCTTTGCGAGAGTATCGTTAAAAATAGATACACGTCCGCATTGTGGCTCAACTCGCGCTATTTCAGTTGATACAAAATACACGTCGCACTTAGGTCAGCCCGCTGTAAATTATATAACGCAAGAAAAACCGACATGGGAGCAATAATCATGGAAAAAGATTTAAGTTCATTAGAATCGCAAAAGCCTCTTGAAGATATCTTAGAGTTTGGCAAGTGGTCAACGGTTAAGGCTATACGAGATGCCAATTTAAAAGCGACAGATTGGTATGTTACTAAAAGCCAAGAAACGGGTGAGGTTTTAACTGAGGAATTTAAAAGCTACCGTCAAGCATTACGTGATATTCCTCAAACATATACAAACCCCGATGAGGTTGTTTGGCCAGTAAAACCAGTAATGTAAGTAACCCCTTCGGTCGTATCGTCCGCCCTAAATTTCCAGCCATACTGGCTGAGCTTTTAATCAGAGAATCACTATGAATCAACGTAGTACCCTAGTACGAAAGGTACTTGAGTGCCTAACGTCTGGACTTGACGGTATCGCTCAGGTAGGGCTGTTAAAGCCGAGCATGCCGTATCCAGATTTAACGCAAGTCGCGCAAGTATGTGTGCAAGTCTTAGCTGAGCGTCAAGCCAGTGAGTTGCAAGCAAAAGGCGCCGATGCTGGCGTCACTTATGGGCCAACTTCAAATAAGAATTTGAGTCCTAACCCGCTCGATAGGCGGGTATTAACATTGCAACTGGACTTAGAAGTAGAGCAGGCCGGCAGTGATGCACTACTGACGCGTTTAGATGGGGTGATTGAGCGATGTGAAGCGCTGATGCAGGCGGACGATATGGCCACTCCTTGGCAGTTTTTTATTCCGTACAATATCGACTTTGCGTTTACTAAACAGCCGAGCAGTGTGATTGGTAAAGCGACGTTAACTTGGCAGTTTTATTACCAAGTTGAGATTGTGGAAGTGTGTGATTTACCGCCTATCAGCGAAGTATATTTAGGACCTGAAGGGGGTGAACATTGGCTTATTGCAAAAACCCCAGCAGCGGTTGAGACGCCATCAGGCAGTGGGAGTGCTTAATTATGATAGCCAACCCATTACAAACCAATTTAGCCCAAGCCGACATGCAGCATCGGCTCGCTAAGTTAATTTCGTTAGGTACTGTGAATGAGGTGGATTACGAAAAAGCGCTAGTTAGAGTCACCATTGGTGATTGGTTAACCTCTTGGTTGCCTTGGCTTACAGCGCAAGCGTTTAACGACTTAACTTGGCAAGCCCCTGAAGTGGGCGAGCAAGTGGTGGTATTGGCCCCATGCGGTGACTTAGCTCAAGGGGTGGTGTTAGGGAGTTTATATCAAAAAGGACAGAACCTTGAAAAAGTGGCCAATGACGTTGCAAAAGAGAGTCGTCAACACGTGCAGCGTACTAAATATAAAGATGGTTCCATGGTCGAATACGATCGAGAAAAGCATCGTTATTTTATTGATATAAAAGGTGAAGGCGCAACCGTAGATGTTGTTTCAGCCGGAACATTGAATATTACTACTGAGCAAGATATCACTATTCACACAAAAACCAGTGCAACGGTTAATGTTGACAAAGATGCGACGATTGCAGTTAAAGGTAATGCAAAAATTACGGCTGATAAACAAATAGATGTTGCTGCTAAAGATAAGCTGTCACTTTCTGGATCCGAGGTGAAAATAGAATCGAAATCAGGAGGGATAGCTGTAAAGGCGGCGGCAGTTTTAAAATTAAATGGCTCTAAAATTAGTGCTCAGGAGTAGTTATGCCTGCAATTTCACTAGACGGTGCAATGACCAATGTACATGTTGGTTTTTTACCTGGAAAGGCCAGTGCGACACAGAGCAGTTTCACTGTTGCAGGTAAGCCTGCATTAAGAAAAGGAGATCCTATTAGTAGTCATTCATTGATTATGGATCCCAAAGTAAAGCATGCAGGGATGAAAATAGCGATGGGCGCGGGTAGTTTTACCATTGCAGGTAAAGCAGTCGCAAGAGTCGGGGACTTAACATCATGCCTAGGTATGTTGGCTCAAGGAGAGGGCAGCTTTTCTGTCGGTGGCTAAGCATTTAGCAGCTAAATGATAGGTGATGAATATGATAGGCATGAATGCCAAAACAGGTCAGCCCCTATCTGGGGTTGAACATTTAAAACAAAGTATTACAGATATAGTAACGACCCCTCTTGGTAGTCGTGTTATGCGCAGAGATTATGGCTGTGGCTTATTTGATTTATTAGATAGCCCATTTTCGAACAGTTTAGTAGGTGATATTACGCTTGCTATCTCTAATGCGTTAGAGCAGTGGGAGCCTCGCTTCGAGCTCGAAGAAGTCGCCGTTCATCCAGAAGGAAGCGGCAAGCTTTCAATTGATATTAGCGGCTTATATTTAATTAATGGTGAGCCAGTGCTCATCGAAGGTATTCAAATTTAAATCAGGATCTTATGACCCTATTTTGGTAAGTAAATCCTAACTTTTAACTTTAAAAAGCCACGCTCAGCGTGGCTTTTTTGTTTCTAACTGACATACCCTTAAAGGAGATTCATATGTCAAAATTTCTACATGGTGTAGAGGTAATCGAGGCGCAATCAGGCACTCGTCCAATTAAAACAGTAAAAAGCTCAGTAATTGGCTTGATAGGTACAGCGCCTTTTGCAGATGAAGACGCGTTTCCTTTAAATACGCCAGTATTGATTGCTGGTAAGCGCGCTGAAGCAGCAAAGTTAGTTAACCCTGAAAATGCGGATTTTAAAGCGCGTTTACAGACTTTACGCGCTGCGGCACTTGCTAAGGCAGTGACTGATTTTAAAGCTGCTAATGGCGATGTTGAGCCGACGGCTAATGAACTGAAAGCATTAACAGATAAAGTTGAAAAAGCAGTTGATGATGTCGAGTATGACCTTAAAGGTACGCTAGTACCGGGTGTTGACGGTATTTTCGACCAAGCGGGCGCAGTAATTATTGTTGTGCGTGTTGCTGATGGTGAGGAAACGGCTGTTACTCAAAACATCATTGGTGGCGTTGCGTCTGACGGTTCATTCGAAGGTATGCAGGCATTCCTTGGTGCTGAATCAGTTGTGGGTGTTGCACCGCGCATTTTGGTTGCACCAGGTTATACGCATCAGCGTAAAAATGGTGAGAAAAACCCAGTTGTTACCGGTTTAGTTAGTATTGCTGAGCGTTTACGTGCCGTTATCATTGCTGATGGGCCAAATTCTGATGACGACGCAGCAAAAGCATACCGTAAAGACTTTGGTTCACGCCGAGTATTTGTGGTTGACCCAGCAGTTAAAGTGTTCCGTGATGGTAAATCAGTTGTAGAGCCAGCCAGTGCGCGTGTTGCAGGTATGATTGCAAAATCAGATAACGACCGTGGTTTCTGGTGGAGCCCAAGTAACACCAATATGAATGGTATTGTGGCAACAGCTCGCCCAATCGATTTCCAACTAGGTGATGCAAATGCTCGTGCTAACTTACTGAACGAAAACGAAGTAGCAACAATCATTCGTCAAAACGGCTTTAAGTTATGGGGTAACCGTACGTGTTCTGACGACCCTAAATGGGCGTTCTTATCAGTTGTTCGTACAGCTGACATGATCAACGATTCACTACTACGTGCTCACATGTGGGCAGTTGACCGTAACATCACTAAAACATACATCGATGATGTTGTACAAAGTGTACAAGGTTACCTTGATAGCCTTAAAGCACAAGGTGCAATCTTGGGTGGTGAAATTTGGGCTGATGAAGAGCTAAACACACCAATCAATATTCAAGCCGGTAAAGTGTATTTCAGCTTTGATTTCACGCCACCAACACCAGCTGAACACATTACATTCAAAAGCATCCTTACTAACAACTACCTAGAGGAAATCGTATAATGTCAACATCTCCTAAAATTCTAAAAAAATTCAAATTATTTGTTGATGGTAAAGGCTACCTTGGTGTCGCAGATGAAATTACATTACCAAAAGTAGTCGTTAAAACACGTGAAGTGACATCAGGCTTTCAAGCGCCAATTGAACTCGATGTGGGCCAATTAGAAAAACTTGAGGGTTCTTTTACATTACTAGAGTATAACGCTTCAGTGATGAAACTATTAGGTGAGTGGGGCGGAGACCCAACGCCTATCGTAGCTCGAGGCGCTATTCAAGCACAAGGTGAAGCACCTGTACCTGTTAAAGTTACTCTTACAGGCTTCTTCAAAGAAGTAGATATGGGTAATTGGAAAGATGGCGAAGAAGCTAATCTAACCATGCAGTATACGGTTCAAAAATACAAATTAGAAATTGGCGCTGATGTGATTTATGACATTGATTTATACAATGACGCTAGAATCATAAACGGCAAAGATCATATGGCCGCACTACGCGCAGCAATTGGAGCTTAATAAGTTATGACAGATATCATTAAACTGACTTTCCCAGTCACGGTCGACGCGCATGAGTATGCAGAGCTTAAAATGAGACGACCAAAGGTACGTGATAGATTAATGGTAGACAAAACGGATTTGAGTGAATCAGAAAGCGAAATTCGTTACTTCTCACACTTGTGTGAAGTGTCTCCAGATGTAATTGAAGAATTAGACTGGAGTGACTTTGTCAAACTAAGAGAAAAGCTACAGGCTTTTCTCGTATCCCGCCCAAGCGCTTAAAAGCCATGGTTATAGCCCTCGCAAAATATACCGGGTGGGGCTTACAAGAATTAAACGGCTTAACTGAACCAGAACTTTGTGACTGGTTTGAAGCGGCCGTTGACTATAAAAATGAAACGGAGGCAGGTCATTGACCTGCCTTTTTACTGCTAAATTCAATACCTTTTCTAATAAAAGGCTAAGCAAAATCGCAATCGCTCATCTTAACAGCTTAACGAGTTAAATACTTAACGCATTGTTATTTCGCATATCTTTTTCAATTCTACCGGCCCTCGGCCCATTATTTCACGCTTGTTATTTCAGTTATGTACGCGTCTTGCTATTGAAGCAGGCAGGTTTACTGGCAGGCAAGTATTCAGCTCACTTCTTTGCATCTCCCAGGTATAGCTATGAAACGTCACGGATCATCCGATCAAAAACGCGGTGCGAAAAAAAAATCTCCCGCAGTCAGTAAAAAAAAGGCGAATACAGCCAATAAAGTTAAAAATAAACTACCTAAGGTTCAGCAAAATCAAGCCGATTCGGCAAAAGAGCTCGGGCAAGCTGTACAAAGCATGAAAGCCTCAGGTGCCATACTTAAACCTAACTCAATTGCGCCTATTTTAACGCAATTGGCCAAGTTTAACCTTAATCAGGTCATGGCCGATAATGGCAATGTACTTAAGCAGCAACTGCTTAGTTTAAGTAAAGCAGCGACACCGAATAGTGGAAATAATGATGCAATACAGGCATTAGAAAGTCAGAAAAACGCAGCACAAGCAAAAGCACAAGTGGCAACATCAGCGGCGGTAACTGATTTGTCAGCACAGATGAGCCAAGGAGCTGATTTATCACAGGCGATAGCCGGGTTGAGTCACCATGTTAAAGGGTTAGACTTTAGCGACTTTCAACATGTGGTAAAACAAGATTTATCTGGGTTACAGCAAGCACTGCCAGAGCTTTCTAACTCGGTAGATATTGCGGGTTTAACTGATGTGATTGCCCAGCATAGTGCCGCATTTTCAGCCAGTGGGGGTGAGCAAGCATTATCTCAGCAACTCGACTTATTAGCGTCGACTGCACCGCAAGTTCTAGATGCGTTGAATATGCCTGAAGCGGCGGAGTCACTTAAAACGGGGTTGGCGACTTTTAACCAGCTCGATATCCCAAGTATGATGGATGGCGACCTGTCGAGCTTAACTGCCACAGCACCACAAGTGCTAGAGAATATGGGATTCGGCCAAGCGGCCAATATGGTGGGTAAGGCACTGCCAGTGCTCGATAAGTTAGATGCTGGCGCAGTATTGCAGGGCGATTTAAGCTCTTTGGCAGATGCAGCTCCCGCTGCACTTGATGCGTTAAACATGCCGCAAGCGACACAAACAATCGAGAACATGTTACCTGCATTGCACAGCATTGATGCCGGTGCCATTATGCAAGGCGATTTAAGCTCGTTAAAAGACGCAGCCCCAGAGCTCATAAAAGCAGTGGATATTGACGCGCTTAATCAGTCGATTGCGCAAAATATTCCGGCGCTCTCTCAGCTTGACTTGGCGGGCGTTGTAGAAGGGGATTTAAGCAGTTTATTAAAGACGGCCCCCGATATTTTGCGAACGGCCGACTTTGGCGGTGCAGCTGATGCAATGCAAACAGTTATGCCTGCATTGCAGCAGTTAGACATGAAAGGGCTTATGAATGGAGATTTAAGTTCTTTAAAAGATGCCGCTCCTGAATTGATAAAAACCCTTGATTTAGATGGTATACACCAGTCAATTACACAAAGAATACCTGCGCTAGAGCAGTTAGATTTAGCTGGTGTTGCACAAGGTGATTTAAGCAGTTTACTCGATACGGCTCCTGATATTTTGCGCTCGGCTAATTTTGGTGGTGCCGCAGATGCAATGCAAACGGCATTACCCGCGCTTAAGCAGCTAGATCCACAGGGTATTATGAGCGGTGACTTATCGTCGCTTGAAAAAGCTGGGCCAGAATTACTACGCAATTTTGATTTTGGTGGAGCGGCAGATGTGCTTGAACATGCCATGCCCGCTATGTCAAAACTGGACATGAATGGCTTAATGCAAGGCGATTTAAGCTCATTGATGGACGCCGGACCCGATGCATTACGCGCGTTCGGTTTAGGTGATGCAGCAGACAAATTTGGCCAAGCACTGCCAGCACTGAAACAACTTGATATGAAAGGGATCGCCAGTGGCGATATTTCAACATTATTAGACGCAGGCCCAGGCTTATTAAACTCGTTAGGGTTAGAGGGCGCTGCGGGCATGATGGAGTCGGCCTTACCTGCGTTAAAACAGCTTGATGTAAAAGGCATAATGGGTGGAGACTTAGACTCGTTACTCAGTGCTGGACCTGATTTACTCAATGCCTTTGGTTTTGAAGGTGCCGCTTCGTTTATGCAAGATCACGCAGCGACGTTGGCGAAGTTAGATTTTAAAGGGATTTTAAAAGGCGACTTATCATCAATAACGGGTGCATTACCTGACTTACTTGACGGGTTTGGTTTAGGGGGGATTGCCGATATGTTCTCGGGCGGGGAAGCTGAGACTGACTTTGAAGCCCCTGACGAAGAAGAGAAGGAAAAAAAGAAAAAGCCTAAAAAACGCAAAAATAAAGGTGGTAAAAAAGGCAACCGACGCAATAAAAAAGGTCGTGGTAGTAAAGGCAAAGGGCGAGACGCTCAACGAGAAGATGATCTCTCTGATGAGAAAAAGTCACCCAAAAGCAATAAAAAGCCATGGGCAAAAGACAAGCCTTCTAAAACAAAGGGGCCAGCCAAGGTAAAAACAAAGCCGGCAAATAAGCCAAAATTTTCTGTTATTGATGGTGGTTTGTCAGACGCTGATAAAAATCAGCAGGCGAAGAAACCACCATCACAGACCCAAGCAAAAGCAGCGAATACTAAGGCGTCGAATACAAAATTGGGTAAACCGATGGCGGCCAATGACCCGATTTTCAGTAAACCGAAAAAAGGGTTGTTTAAAGGAAAAGGGCTCATTAAGGGGATCACCAGAAGCCCGCTAGGTAAACTATTTGGCCGTTTGGCTGCACCGGTGACGGCAGCGATGGGTGTTATGGATGTGGCGTCAACCTTATCTGATGATAGCCTAACAAAACAGGAAAAATCAGAGCAAGTTGGACAGGCTGCAGGCAGTGCCGGTGGTGCTTTAGCTGGTGCCGCAGCGGGTGCCGCAATTGGTTCAGTGATCCCCGTGTTTGGTACTGCGATTGGTGGCATTGTTGGCGGTGCGTTAGGTGCCTTTGGTGGTGAATCATTAGGCGGTATGTTAGGTGGCTGGTTTGGCGGTACGTTAGACGAAGACGAAAGTAGTAATAAGACAGCTGAAAATGTCACTAGCAATGTACTTGAGTTCAAACAACCTCAGCCAGAACAGGTTCAAGCAGCCACAGTTAAACCCTCAACTTCACTAGAAAACGGCAAAGCAGATAGCAAAGAACAGAGTTCATTGCTATCTGATGTGTTGTCGGGTGCTAGTGTTGGGTCAGTTCTACCAGGTTTTGGACCGGTGTTTGGCGGGTTGGTCGGAGGTATCTCAAGCTTATTTACTGATAAAAAAGAAGTGCCTGCATTCAGTAAGAGCGATAAGCCAGCGATAGACGGCTTTTCCGACTCACATACCACACACTTACGTTATTCGGGAGCCGTCGACGGTTTAAACCTGGCAGGTGAATACGCCAAACATTCAACATCAGTCTTCCCACCGATGGCAGATGTTCGCTTTTCATCTAGTGATTTAAAGCATGATGACCAAGGAAGTGAGCGTAAACCAGAGAGTGCTGAAAAATCTCAAAATACAAGTTATGCCGATATGGGGCTTAATTTTGTAAAAGACCATGTTATTAATGAGTTTAATGCATATACAGGTAGTGCAAAAATTCTTGAAGAATCAGCTGGTATTGTAAATGGGCCTTTCAAAACAATGGCAACTGCTGGGGGTTTTGTTGGGCATGCTCTTAATGCCCATACTGTGTATAAAGCAGCAACAGATGACTCCCTAACGACTCCTGAAAAAGCTGAAAAAATAGGTGGGACTGTTATTGGGGCAGGTGTTGGGGCTGGGGTAACGAGTGTCATATCACGCTTTGCACCGCTGCTTAAACCTATCGCTCCTTTGATTGGTCTCGGAGCCGGGAAAATGGCGACTAAGTATGGTGGTCAAGCGTCGGGTTTCCTTGCTGAAAAATATCCTGCATTAGGTGAGGGGGTAGGCGAATTTACCACAAAATATAGTAATTTAGCCACCGGTTGGCTAACTGATACGTTCTTCCTTGGCGACAACGTACAAAAAAGTGCGGAAATGGGGCCCCTTAATGTTAAAGCTGCTGATTTAGTTACCAGTGAAGCAAGTGCTCTGACTAATAATAGGCAAAAAGGTACAGGATCTTTGGAGAATAATAGTGTCACCGTTAATGCAAACATTACTGTAAATGCGGCTCCTAATATGTCAGCCGTTGATATCGCAAAGCAAATTAAAGATGTCCTTGAGCAAAAAGAGCAAAGTGCCATGAGAGATTTACGAACTAGATACATAGATGAGGTAGCTTAATGCCTAAAGCAAGCAAGAAATCGCACATGATGCAGCTGGGGACGTATAAGTTCTCAGTTGGCGGTGCCGCATTTGAAACGTTGAAGTTTAGTTCGAAGTACCGGTGGATTGAACAAGATAGCCAAACTAGCGGCGATGAAAACCCTATAAAACAATTTAAAGGGTCTGGAGAGCAGACACTGACCCTAGATGGCACAATTTATCCTCAAATTGTCGAAGATGGCCTTAGGCAGGTAAGTAATATGCGTAAAGAGGCAAGCAAAGGTAAACCTCTTAAGCTCACTTATGTTCAAGAAAGTGGTAAATCTAATTTGAGTGTTGGACGAGTGCTAGGTAACTGGGTAATAGAGTCTATTGATGAAGAGCGAATGCTGTTCTTGAATGATGGAATTCCACGAGAAATTAAGTTTTCAATGGTGTTGAGCCGCCGAAATTGGCGACAAGAAAAGTGAGGTGAGTAAATGAAAGGGGTTACTTATATTACTCGTTATGGCGATTGTTTAGACAACATATGTTGGCGTCATTATGGCCGCAGTATAGGTATGGTTGAGCTTGTTTTAGAATCAAATCATGGCCTTGCCGAAAAGGGAGCTATTTACGCTCAAGGTGTTGCTATTTTTTTACCCGAGGTAATTGAAAAGCCAGTTTCTAGCAATGTTATTAACATCTGGGATTGAATTAGATTATGGATATACAACCTCAGTATTCGATTAAAACAAACGGTAAAGAAATCGCAGATATTTTAAAAGAGCGGTTAGTTGAAATCAAAGTAAGCCTGAAGACTGGGTTACAAAGTGATACGTGTTATGTGCGTTTTGATAACCTTGATAGTGCACCTATACAGGAACCTAAAGCGACCGATACAATTGAGGTCGCGTTAGGTTATAAATCAGAAAGCTCAGATAAAAATGGTAAGTTATCCCCACTTGGCCTATTCGAAGTTGGTGAATACAGTGTTACTGGCCCAGTGCGTTCGTTGGAGCTATTTGGAAATAAAGTGCTTTGGCATACTGCATTAAAAGCACCTCAGCAAAAGTCTTGGCCCAAAGATCCAAAAACGCCCCAAAAATTAGGGGATTTAGTGTCTGAAATAGCCTCAAATCATGGTTTAGATCCAAAGGTAGGCCCTGAATTTACCAGTGTAGAGTTACCACATATTGAACAAAATGAAAGTGACATGCAATTGCTGAGTAAACTGGCCGAACAGTACGATGCTATTTTTAAAGTCACTTATGATAAGTTGATTTTTATGGCTCGTGGGACGGGTAAATCTCTTTCAGGAAAGGCATTGCCAGAAATTAAACTTGATGTTCGGCAATTACTGTCTTGGCAGTTTTTGCAAAATGCATATCGTGAAGTTGGTGAAGTTAAGGCCTATTTTTATGATATGAATGAGGCAAAACGTAAGCAGGTAAAAATCGGTGGCGGCAAGCCCTCTACGGTACTTGCGTATGTTTATGCAAATGAAGCATATGCAACCCAAGCGGCGAAAGCAAAGCAGCGCAGATTAAATCGTGCTGCTAAATCAATTCGGGCTAAAATCATTGGCGACCCAAGTATTTCTGCAGGGACCGTGGTTAAAATAGTCAACACGCAAACGAAGGTTGATGGTAAGTGGTTTGTAAGTGAGGTTGATCATTGTATTAATAGCGAAGGTTTCACATCTTTCCTATTATGTGAGCAATTGGCCTCGTGA